ACATTAAACCGAGCTATCAGCGGACGATCAGTACAAATGTCGACAGTCGTTGGTATCTGCTATGCGTTGTGTGTCGATGATAACGAAAGTAACGACTTTTGGGAAACCGATTACTACAACCCTAAATTAGATAGGAAATGAGGTAAAACAGATGAACAGTGAAATACGAATTAAGCAACTGGAAGAACGTGTAGCTTATCTTGAAACAATTGCCCAATCTAGTGCGCACGAAATATTAACAGCGTATATCCACGATGTGGCAGAAAGGTGCGGTATACCTTGCGCCAAAGGATACAATCGAAATCGCACCATGTTGGTTTCTTCTAACTTTGAAATCCAATGTAAGAAAACGATTAGTATGGCATTAGGCCTTTCTAAGATTTCAAATATATCTCACGATATGCTTTCAGATGCACGATACATCGTAAATGCAATCGTAGCTGTATATGCTCGTCGGCACAACTAGGAGGCGAGTGTAATGCAAAAGCGTGATATTCAAACAATTATAAGTGTCTGTCTTTGGATGCTAACTCTTAGCCTATCTGCTGCGATTAGTATTTTTATCATCATAGTGGCGGCAATCACCGCATATCACTGGTAGGAAGGAGTTACTTATGATCGCTAAAACTATTGCTGTAAGCCAAATGGCCACAGTCCTCGGATGGACATTAACCGCCGTTCGGGAATGCATCGCCCGAGACAAGTTCAAGTTCGCTCAATGCTGGAAGACCGAAGGGAAAAAGGGCAGAACCTTTTCCATAGATAAGGACGGTTTTAGATACTACTTATCTAATACACTCGGATGGACCGATAGCAAAATCGATAAAGAGTTCAAGGAGGCACACATTATATGATGAAAGTTATTTATGCAGTGCGTATTATTGCAGCCCTATTGGTAGTTGGCGCTGTTGGCTCTATGGATATCGACCGTATCGATTTATGGACCGGAATGTGCCAGGGGCTACTGGGCATTACTCTTTGGCTACTAACCGGATATTGGGTTGAGGAGCTAAAAGAGTATGAAAGATAAGCGCTGCGCCGTTTGTAATAAAAGAATTAAAAGTCCTTACGCAAACTGGTCTTACTTAACTGGTAAGCCCCGTATTGTGTGTGACAACTGCAAAGAAATACATCCAACCGTAAACAGAGGAAACAGAAATGACAGAACAAGAAATTTTGTATAACGCCTACAACGAAAGTGGCGTACAAACCAATGAAGAAGTAATGGCTTTACTAGGGTGGTCGAATGATAAGGTTCGTAACATCAAAGCAAAATTAAAGATACGAGGCTTCATTGATTACACCTTTGGTTCACCAGTTAAAATCCTTAAACCGTACAGGGAGGTAGTAGATACTCCTGAAACGTTTAAGGCGCAAATATATCGCGAAATGCTTGAGGTCTACATGGAAGACTTCCGAACACAAAGCACGTTCAAGGATAGACTTCTAGTAGGTCAAGAGATACGTATGATTCTTAAATGTGTATAAGGAGAATATTATGCCAAACATTACAAAAGCAGCAGTTCGTGCCTTTATCCATAGTGAATATTCGAAAAGGTATGAGCCCTTGAAAAAAGCACGAGCAGAAGCTTTGAGAAGTGCGATAGAGGCAAATCCTCTATTTATAGAGTTTAAAAATATAATGGCCTCTGCAGAATCGGTTGCAAGCGCGTTAGAAAAAGCCGGATACGGCTCAGAATTTAGACGAAATCTTGTCTCTTGTGATGTGATGTTAAGCCGTACGATAGGCAATTTGTGGACGGCACGGATTGATAGCCCAAAAGATGAGATTAAAGTACTATATGCGGTTGCAAAACCGTATGATGAAAAACTTGAAAAGTTAGAGAACGCTTACCAATCTGCGCGCCGTGTTATCGATGCCGCCCCTGGAGGTAAAGCAGCTGCTGATCTTTTAAAATTGTCAGGAATTGACTTTTACGAGTGGCAAAACACTGACAAGGGAGCAGCGTTAGATTTAAGCGCACTGAAGGGCGGTGATTAAATTGCAAGATTGTACAACGTGCCCTGATAAAGACTATTGCATTCCTGATGAGTGCGAGCAATTAGGCACAAAAAAAATGCCCTCACGCACGGCAATGCGTAAAGGGCACATAGAAAAATATCCATTTAAAGTATATCACATCGTTAAACCGAAAGGAAACACCATGATTGAGTTAAAAATCACAGTAGAAACCGCTAATGAATTAAATCAAGAAATCAAAGACCTCTACCAAGCTATCGTAGGTTCTTCTATAGATAAAGCCGATGCTATCGACCGTGCAAAGGAAGAAGTTAAGGCTAAAAAAGCAAAAGCTATTACTAAAGTAGAAACGCCAGTCAAAGAGGAACCTGTTAAAGAAGAAGCACCTGCTCCTAAGGAAGAAGAACCAGCTCCAACTGTGGAACCTGAAAAAGCAGTACCAAGCCTTGAAGCAACTCGTGAAGCAGTGAAAGACGTAATGGCGAAAGCCGACGATAAAACGAAAGCAAAAGGCGAATTTAAGGCCTTCTTAGATAGCATCGGCGCTGAAAAGGTAACATCCGCTACCGATGAACAACGTATTCAAATTATGGAATGGGTGAATAGCCGTGGCTAAGAAACACGCTTTACTCGGCGCATCCAGTAGCGCCAGGTGGCTAGTATGCACTCCTTCAGCAAGACTCGAAGCGATGTTCCCTGATGAACAATCTCCGTATGCTGCGGAAGGTACTGTAGCACACGACCTGGCGGAAGCAATCCTACGACATAAGCTAGAAGGCAAAAAAGCCCCTAAGCTAGATGACTACTCTACTGAAATGGTAGAAGCAGTTAATCGGTATGTCGACATTTGCGAAGAAAAGGTAAATGAGGCGCGTGCTCGTTCCTCTGATGCGGAAGCCATGATTGAGGCACGGCTCGACTTCTCACGTTGGGTACCGGAGGGGTTTGGTACCGGCGATATGGTAATCGTAGCTGATGGCATCCTGGAAGTGATTGACCTGAAGTATGGTAAAGGCGTTCCTGTTAGTGCCGTAGAAAACACACAAATGCGACTCTACGCATTAGGTGCTTACGATGTAAACGAGTACTTATATGACATTAAAACAGTTCGTATGACGATCGTTCAACCAAGACTTGATAGTGTGTCTACCGACGAAATGTCACTTGAAGAACTTCTTGATTGGGGCGAAGATATCAAACCAATCGCACAACGTGCCTGGGACGGTATTGGCGAATGTATACCTTGCGATTACTGTAACTTCTGTAAAGCACGGCACACCTGCCGGGCATTAGCAGATACTTGCCTTGATACATTCTATAAGAATGGAGGCAAGCTCAATCAATTACTCACTGACCGTGAAGTGTCTGACATCCTAGGGATGAAGGACTTAATCACAAAGTGGATTAAAGGTGTTTACGACTTTGCGTACGAGAAAGCCTTATCAGGCGAAAAGCAATGGCCTGGATACAAATTAGTAGAAGGTACATCAAGACGTACTATCACTGATCCGGACGCTGCAGCTCAAACATTACTCGATAATGGCTACAAGGAAAAGGACATCTTCAAGCCTCGAGAACTTGAAGTCATCACGAATCTACAAAAGGTTCTTGGTAAAAAGGGCGTTGCTGAATACTTAGAAGCATATATCGAAAAACCGGAAGGCAAGCCGACACTTGTACCGGAAAGCGATAAACGCCCAGCAATTAATACAGTTGAAACAATGATGAATGAATTTGAAGATGAGGTATAACACATGAATAAAACTTTAGTAATTACAGCAACGATTTCTGCATTGGCAGTAAATGTGATGGCCAACGGCATTGTAACAGGCCCAGTAGAACCAAACACAACAGCACCTGTAGCGACAGGCTATAACTCTATCGCAGGCGGTGCAAATACAACAGTTAGTGCAAGTAATTCCGTAGCACTTGGCCGTGATAACAATGTTACTGCAGATGATACGGTAGTTGTTGGTGGCGGTAATGGTAATGTGATTGGTGGTCAATCTACAGTTATTGGCTATAACAATACAGTAGATGCTAGCAAGGAGCAAACAATCATTGGCGCTAATAGCCAAACTGCTGGGCAGGGAGCTATGGCATTAGGTACACATACTGTTGTTACAGCATGGGACGCAGTAGGTGTAGGTAATAATATCATCGCTGACAAACAAAACTCCGTAGCAATTGGCACAAATAGTGTTACAGATGATGCAGTAGGTGTAGATGGTATCACAATCAATGGCACTCGCCACGTATTCGCTGGCGAACAACCAGCAAGTGTAGTTAGCTTTGGCGCTCGTGCTAGGGCAGGTGCTGGCGGGGTTACATACTATAACCGCCAACTTCAAAATGTGTCTGCCGGCCGTATCGAGGCAGACTCTTTAGATGCAGTCAACGGCAGTCAATTATTCGCAGTAGTTGATGAAGTAGAAACTAACGCTAAACAAATTAGCAAAAACAAACAAAACATTAAAGATGTAGCAATCGGATTAAACATGTTAGGCGACGTGGTGAACGATCATGAGCAAGCTATCGCAGGTAATACTACTGCAATCGCTAACAACACTAACCGCATCAATGGTAATACATCTGCTATCAATTCCCTTGGCCAAAAGGTAACTGCTAATACAGCGGATATTAGAAGCCTAGAACACGTGGCAGATAATCACGAAGGGCGTATCACAACTTTAGAAAATCGTTCTTTGGGCTTAGTCAATGACATTAACAACAAGGTCAACAATCTTGGTCAACGTGTTAATAAGTTAGGTGCAAGTTCCGCAGCACTTGCTGGTCTTCACCCATTAGACTTTAACAGAAATGACAAAGTCAGCTATGCTGTAAGTTACGGCCATTACCGTAACAGTAATGCAGTAGCGCTTGGGGTATTCGCAAGACCTAATGAACGTACAATGCTTGGCTTTGGTGCTACTTTAGGCGGTGAGAACCAATACACAGTCAACCTTGCATTTAAAACTGGTAAAGGTTCTGATTACATCGCTGAAGCCAAAGATGCGCAAAGCCGCATCTCTAAACTCGAAGCATTATTACAGAAGTTAATGGCTGAAGTAGGCAAATAATGGTAACCGTAAAAGCAATTGCTAAAGAGCTCCATGAACGTGGGCATTACCTCGACGAGCTCTACCAAATTACTATTGCCTATGCTACTAGCTTACACGTTCGCTATTGCGCAGTAGATGCTAAGTGTGAAGCGATAGAGGACTATTATAAAACTGAATTAGACCTTTCGAAATATTCTTGGGAAGAAGATGACAAATGGATTCAACTAGATGACGAAAGGTCTGATATCGAAGATGAATTAGAAGAATTATTTAATACAGTAATAGGGTTCGAACATGACTGTAACCCATTTAAGAAATAAGGAGACCGTAACAATGGCTAAATTAACAACTGGTATCGTAAGACTTTCCTATGCAAACATCGCTCAACCTCGTAAAAACGATGACGGCAAAGCAAAATATAGCTCTCAAATCATTATCGACAAAACAGATAAGACAACAATCCGTGCTTTCGAAAAAACAATCGAAGAACTTAAGGCTGATCCAAAAGCAGTAGCTAAGGTAGAAGGTAAAGCAGCATACCTTAAATTGAATTTACGTGATGGTGATACAGATGAAGCAGTAGCTGACCAACCTGAAACATACGCAGGTAAATTCTTCATCAATGCGAATAGCGATAAACAACCTATCGTATTCACTCGTGACAAAATCAAGATGGACCAATTCGATATCGAAGAAGAAATCTACTCCGGTGTGTACGCGCAGGTCGCATTATCTGTTTTCGCTTATAACTTCAACGGTAAAAAAGGTGTAGGCTTTGGTCTAAATGGTGTTCGTAAAGTTAAAGATGGTGACCGCCTTGGTGGTGTTCATGTATCTGCTAGTGACTTTGGTGACGATGATTTAGACGACCTAGACGATGACGAATTTATCTAAGGAGGCAATTATGGAGCTCAGTATTGATGTGGAAACGTATTCCGACTGCCCTATTAAATATGGGGCTCAGCGATACGTTGATGATACAACATTTGAAATACTGCTCTTTGCCTACAGCTTCGATGACGAACCGGTCGAAGTAATTGATATGACAAAGGATCCACTGCCCGAAAGGGTGGTGGACGCTTTGTATAACAAGGAAATTACAAAGACCGCTTTCAACGCAGCATTCGAAATGTTGTGCCTTAAAAAGTACTTCCCTGATGCGGATTACACGAATTGGGAATGTACCTCTGTACTAGCGTTATACTGCAGTTTGCCTGCAAGCCTCGATAATGTGTCTAAGGCTTTACGATTAGGTGAAGCCAAGGATGCAAGAGGTAAACGCTTAATTCAATTCTTCTCTGTACCGCGAAAACCAACTAAGACAAATCCTAAGACACGTAATATGCCTGAGGATGCGCCGGAGAAATGGGCGGAATATATTGAATATAACCGCCAAGACGTAGTAGTAGAGAAGGCAATTCGTAAGCGCTTACTTTCGCTAAAACCACCTGCTATCGAGCACGAGTACTGGTTACTCGACCAAGATATCAACTGGCGAGGCGTGAAAGTAGATATGGAACTCGTCGATGCAGCTCTTCAATGTAACGATGAACTTGTGGAGGAGGCCACCGCATCATCGGCACGACTAACAGGGTTAGATAATCCCAATAGTCCATTGCAACTTAAGGATTGGTTATCAAATCGCCTTGGCTATGAAGTCGAGACCATGCGAAAAGAAGACGTGTCTAATCTACTGTCACAAGATATTCCTTCCGATGTGCGTACCGTGCTGAAGAACAGGCAAGTCCTGGGCAACTCTTCAATTAAAAAATACTTGGCTATGAAGAACGCTGTGTGTTCCGATGGTCGCATCCACGGCATGCTTCAGTTTTACGGAGCGATGCGTAGTGGACGATGGGCAGGGCGTGTAGTACAACTACAGAACCTACCTCGTAATTACCTAGAAGATTTAGACACAGCCAGGGACGTCCTTAAAAGTAAAGACGTAGAAATGCTAGACCTACTATATGGAAATCCTGGTGATGTGATTAAGCAGCTCATACGCACTGCTTTAGTGGCGGAAGAGGGGCACCGCTTTATTGTCGCCGACTTCAGTGCTATTGAAGCACGTGTTATCGCCTGGCTTGCTCACGAGCAGTGGCGCCAAGACGTATTTGCGCAAGGCGGAGACATCTACTGTGCATCAGCATCTAGCATGTTCCACGTACCAGTTGAGAAGCACGGCGTTAATGGGCACCTACGGCAAAAAGGTAAGGTGGCAGAACTGGCGCTCGGTTATGGCGGCGGTGTAGGAGCTATGAAAGCGATGGACACAAAAGGGGAAATTCCTGAGAAGGAACTGCCTGGTATTATCGAAGCTTGGCGGCAAGCTAGTCCACGAATTACGAGATTTTGGAAAGATGCAGACAGCGCAGCAAAGCAAGTCGTGAGAACAGGAGAACCAGTACGAATCAGACAAGGTAATATTAAATTCTTTAAATCGAAAGGCTTCCTGTTCATTGAGTTACCATCCGGTCGAAGACTTGCCTACGCAAGACCTAGACTCGGGCTTAACCGATTCGGTAGTGAATCGATTGAGTATGACGGTATGGATCAGGTTAAGAATACATGGGGCAGAGTTGAGACCTATGGTGGAAAGCTTGTCGAAAACATTGTGCAGGCTGTAGCAAGAGATTGTTTAGCAGCATCAATGCTCAGACTGGCCAAAGCTGGTTACAAGATTGTTGCCCATATCCACGACGAAGTGGTTATCGAAGCGCCAATAGGCGAAGGCAGTTTAGAAGAAGTTATAGATATTATGTGTGAACCTGAACCCTGGAACGAAGGGCTCATATTAAACGCAGCAGGGTTTGAGAACCCTTACTACATGAAGGATTAGGAGGACAATTCTTATGACACTTTCAAAACAACAAATTCAACAACAACGCGAAGCAATCGACGCTTTATATGAACTTGTAAAAGATGCACCAGCTAGCGAACGTAAAGACGCCGCTATGGCGTATTGTGAAGGCTGTATCGCTGCTTGCGATTTAGGACTTAAGGTGCTTAACGGTAAGAAAACAGAAGCGCCTAAGGTGGAAGAACCAGCAGAAGCTACCTCAACAGTAGAAGATCAACCTGCTGTAGAAGAAAAGCCTAAGTGTAAACGTAGTACTAAAAAGAAAGCGCCAGTAGAGGACGTTCTCCCTGTTGAAGAACCTGTAGTCGAAGCTCCAGTAGTTGATGAAGCCCCTGCAGAAGAAGACGATTTAGACGATTTGTTATAGATGAAAGGATAGCGCCTTATGACGGTATTATTTAGTTTATCAGTTAACAAGCTGTATGACCTAGTACGGCGCAAGCAAGTGAACACTTGGTCACCTGCTGTACATTACCACGTGGATTGCGGCCAATCATTTGCCTGCTTGTGGCCATCAGTATCTTCTGGGATGGGCAAAATAGTAGACCCTTATATATCAACTGAGTTCTATTGCCCACAATGTGGAGAATTAATCCGTACTAGAGGCGTCGATGGTGATTGTGTAGCCGATGCCTCCGGTAACGATAATGTTCCTTTAGATATAGAACTATCGGTTATTGATCGAGGGACAATCCTTGATATTAAATTTGACTATCACACAGTATATGTCGATAATGATACACAATCTATCTACCCTGGATACAAGCCTCATCTTATCGATATATTACGCTTTGATTTTAGGCAAGGAAAGGTATTTTTAGTTCAAAAGAAACGTACTCGCGCTGATATAGTATCGGAAATTGAACCTAATATATCTATCTTTTACTCTAAATCGCTGCCCTTGCACTGGCTAGTAGCAACTCCTAATTGTCGGTTATCGCAATATAAAAAGGAGCTACAAACTTTTGCTAAAGTGCTAAAACAAGCTTACTTCGCTAAGTTATCAAAACGAGTTGGGTATCAAGTTAAACCAATTAGGCAAGGGGTACTACTATCGTCCAAATACGGCGCGCTCGATAACTTACTCCATAATCTAGTGTGGAAGATGCACGCGCCGGATGCGCCTGCATTAAATGACAAGTTAGTTAGAGACCACGACAGCTACTTCAGACCTTTCGGGGCTAAGTTAACAAGTACCTCAGCTATTACTGAGTTAACTAGTGCCGGCGTACCGTTTATCAAAGCTCTTATTCAGCTTTATAAAGTACCGGATAAGCGCTGGGTTCGAAAATTATTAACTATCCGTCCTTTCTTCTATATCAAGGTAATCCAAACTGCTAGCAAGGTATTCAAAAGCATGGATTATCAGAAAGCATTCACGGACCTTGTGGCAGAGGAAGGTGGAAAAACTAGGTATATCCAATCTTGGCCTATATGGAATGATGAGCAGGCCTTGCTTACTGTTACTGCTTTTCTCAAGCTTATGCGTCACCAATATGGCGAACGTCGAGTTCTATTATTCTTAAAAAATGCCGACTCCTATTCGGAAGTAAAAGATACTGCGGATATGTATAACCGATTATCAAGAGCTAGGAAAAAGGAGATTTGGGCTAGACGTATTCAAATTAAGGATCTACATGATGAGATTGTGTGTATATCCGAATTTGAAAAAGCAGAAAATGTTCCAGTACAACGCAGCATGCTCCATAGCAAGTTAATAGACTCCGTTGGTGGTCTAGATTTTGCTGTGGTTAAAACAACACACGATATAATTCGACTAGGCGTCCAACTCAATAACTGCGTAGGTACCTATGTAGAAAAAGTTAAAGAGCAAAAATGTGCTATTGTCGGTGTGTTTGAAAACAGTCGTCCAGTAGCGTGTATTGAGGTAAATCCTACAGATACCTCTGAAGCCTTTACCGTAATACACCAGGCTAAGCTAAAAAACAACAGAGGTGTACGAGATAATTACAATATTAATTATGCTGTATGCCAATGGGTTATAAAGCATAGATTGCAAGTGCCTAAATATTTAGGGGACATCCAGTTTGCGAAGGGAGGAGCGATGTAATATGGATACAAATATCATCATAGCTACGGGCAGAAGTCGCTCCGCCCGTAGCTGGAAGTCTCAGAAAATGACTTGGAGTGAATTGGCCAACAAATTGGCTGAACCTACTGTAACGAATGAAACGGCTGCTGAATACGCCAAGATGTCTAAAGCTGATCAAGGCCAAAAGAAAGACGTCGGTGGATTCGTCGGCGGATATATTCCTAAAAATGGTAGACGGGTTAGAGGCTCTGTTAAAGAGCGGTACTTGATTACTCTTGATGCGGATAATCCTAGTGAGGACTTTCTATTAGACCTCGACATGGAATTAGGCGGTATGGAATATGTACTCTACAGTACACACAGTCACACGGATGCTAATCCTCGTTATCGCGTAATTATCCCTGTTGATAGAGCGATGCAGCCTGATGAGTACCAGGCGGTCTCAAGACGAATTGCAGATAATATCGGGATTGAGTCTTTTGATCCATCCACACACCAGGCTGAACGTCTTATGTATTGGCCAAGCCACCCTAAGGATGTCGAGTATGTATATCAGCATAGTGAAGGCAACCTGGTATCTGTTGATCAGTGTCTAAGCACATATCGTGACTGGCGGGATACGAGTCTTTGGCCAACGTCTGATAAGGAATCACAAATTCGCCTTGATGCGGCCAAAAAGCAAGGTAACCCGTTAGAGAAAAAGGGTTTACTTGGCGCCTTTTGTAGGTGCTACAGTATCACGGAAGCGATAGAAAAGTTCCTTCCTGGTGTGTATGAGCCGACACAAGTTGAGGGCCGTTACACCTATACGGAAGGCAGTTCAGTCGGCGGTTTAGTTATTTACGATAACGACACCTTTGCTTACTCCAACCATGCGACTGACCCAATCAGCGGTAAGCTCGTCAATGCGTTTGACCTTGTCCGGATCCACTTATTCGGCACCAAAGATATTGGCGAAGACCCTACGACGGCAGTTACTAAATTACCAAGCTACAAAGAAATGATAGACTTCGTCAACGAAGACGGCGCAGCACCAATCCTGCTCGACAAAGAACGCATGGCGGATATGGATTTTGAGGATATCACGGACGACGAGGATGGCTTACGAGCAAAGCTTAAACGTGACCGTAAAGGTAATCCTGAGTCTGACGTATTTAACTGTTTAGTAGTACTTAAACAGGACCCAGCATTAAAAGGTAAAATCCGTCTCGACGAATTCGCGCATCGGTTAGTTGTAACTGACGACCTGCCGTGGCGTGGTAAGGACGAAACTCCGTACTGGACAGATACCGACGATGCGTGTCTACGTAACTACTTCGCTACAAAATACCTTATCAAGGGTAAAGGCATTATCGACGATGCCTTGCAAGAGGTAACGCAAGATAATAAATTCCATCCGGTACGCCAGTACTTAACTGGTTTAACTTGGGACGGTGAATGTAGAGTCGATACTCTATTTATCGATTACATCGGAGCTGAGGATACCGAATACATTCGAGCGGTTACACGTAAATGGATGTGTGGCGCCATCGCACGAGTAATGGAACCTGGCGTTAAGTTTGATACGGCGATTGTGTTATATGGCTCTCAAGGTCTTGGTAAATCATTAATTCTAGAGCGGTTAGGCCGTAAATGGTTTAACAACTCTTTAGTTGACATTAAAACCAAAGACGCTCTTGAACAAATCCAGGGCTCATGGATCAACGAACTCGCTGAACTTGCACCGACCTACAAGAACGATAACGAAATCGTTAAAGCCTTTATCAGTCGTACCTCGGACCGGTTCCGCTCGCCTTACGGTAGACGGACCGAAGAGTATCCGCGCCAGTGTGTATTCGCTGGTTCTACTAATAATCTTATGTTCTTAAAGGACCGCACTGGTAACCGCCGATTCTGGCCAATCACTGGTGATAAGGACCGCAAGACTAAGAACGCCTGGGAGTTGTCAAAGGACGAAATTGACCAATTATGGGCGGAAGCGTTCACGTATTGGGCAGAAGGTGAACCTCTTGTATTAGAGGGCGAACTTGAAGAAGAAGCTCTTAGAATCCAATTATCACACACTGAAGGCGGTGAACTCGTAGGACTCATTGAGGAATACCTCGAGATGGAACTACCTGAAGATTGGGAGTCTAAAGATATCTACGATCGCAGGGAGTATATCCAGAATTATGGCGATGACGATTATTGTGGTTCAGTGCAGCGGGAGCGGGTGTGTGCCCTTGAGATATGGTGTGAAGTGATGGAGGGCGACAGGAAGAACCTGCAGAACGCAAAGGCAAGAGAGATTATTGACATCTTGCAATCTATTAAAGGGTGGAGTCCTTATTCAAAGAGCGTTGGGAAGATGCGTTTCGGTAAATTATATGGCGTTCAAAGAGCGTTTATTAGGGATGCGAGTACCCTCCAAAATAAGGCTAAAACGATAACTAAAAATCGTAAATAATCGTGTTGCCGATTTTTGTTGCCGATTAGCTAATTTTTATATATTGAGGTTTATCGAAATAATTTTTATACACGCCTATACATCGATGAACTTTGATATAAGTTAAAAAATCGGCAACGGCAACACGTGTGGCAACAAAATCGGCAACACGTTTGGTGTAGTTGTTATCTATCTTAAATGCAATTTGTTGCCGATGTTTTCTATTATTTACTATTAATTAAAAATAATAAATATATGAATAAGTGCTTGTATACGTATACACGTAAAAAACGCAAATACGCGTATATATATATATGAGTAAAAAAAACAAAACATCGGCAACACAACCCCGATGGAGCTAGATTTTATATGGGCTGAGGCCTGTTGCCGATTTTTTATTGAGAACGAGGTGAGAACGATAGAAAAAGATATCGAACGTTGGTTAGGAAATCAACTCAAAAAAATGGGGTGCATATATATGAAATTCGTGTCACCTGGAAATGATGGTGTACCTGATCGGATTGTAATACTCCCCGGAGGCGCTGTCATATTCGTCGAGTTGAAGTCCACACAAGGAAAGTTAATGGCTAATCAACGAGTTCAGATTTCAAGGTTACGTAAACAGGGTGCCTTAGTATTTGTCCTAACCGGTAAGCTAGACGCCAAGTTATTTGTTGAAGATGTAGAAAGGGCGATACATGGACTTTCAGCCACACGAATACCAAGAAATAGCCATACAACGAATTATTGATCATACGCACTACGGGCTGTTACTTGATATGGGGCTCGGCAAGACAATCTCTACATTAATTGCGATTGAGAAGCTTATGTATGATTACTTTGATATTAAAAAAGTATTACTCATTGCACCTAAGAAGGTAGCAGAGTCTACATGGGCCCAAGAAACGCAAAAATGGAGTGCTACAAGACGTTTAACAGTGGCTAAGGTGTTAGGTTCCGAAAAGGAACGTATACAGGCCTTAGAGAGTGAATCTGACCTTTATGTGATAAATCGTGAAAACGTGCAATGGTTATATGATTACTATTTCGGAAAACCGAAAAAGAAGTTCCCTTTTGACATGTTAGTTATCGACGAGAGTTCTTCGTTTAAGAACCCACAGGCTAAACGGTTTAAGGCGATACGAAAACTCCGTCCTTTGTTTAAGCGTATCGTCATTTTAACAGGTACACCGGCACCGAATACATTACTTGATATTTGGGCGCAAATGTATCTTTTAGATGGCGGTGAACGATTAGGGAAGACGATTACTGAATACCGTACCCGATACTTTACACCGGACAAAACAAACGGGCACGTCGTGTATAGCTACAGACTACTGCCTGGCGGCGATAAGGCGATATTCAGTAAGATGCAAGATATCTGTATGAGCTTAAAAGCGAAAGATTATCTTACACTACCTGAACGTATCGAAAACGTTATCACAGTAGAGATGAACCAGAACGAATGGGAACTCTATAAACAGATGGAGCGTGAGCACGTGCTAAGTATCGTAGATGATGACGACATAAGCGCCTTAAATGCAGCATCCCTTGCCGGCAAGTTATTACAACTGGCCAACGGTTCTATCTATAATGACGAGGGAAATATCGTAGTTGTCCATAACGAGAAGATTGAACGCTTGAAAGAATTGGTAGAAACAAACGAAGGAAAACCGATGCTGGTGTTCTATAACTTCAAGCATGACCTTCAGTCAATCAAAGAAGCGTTCCCGAAAGCCGTTGAGCTTAAGACCGATGATGATGTAGCGGAGTGGAACAAAGGCAATATTCAAATGCTACTTGCCCATCCCGCATCAGCGGGGTACGGCTTAAACCTGCAAGCCGGCGGCAATATCATCGTATGGTATGGGCTAACGTGGAGCCTTGAACAGTATCAACAGGCGAATGCAAGGCTTCATAGACAAGGGCAAACACAACCTGTGATTATCCACCATCTTGTCACTAAAGGCACGATGGACGAGCAAGTTATGAAAGCATTAGAACGTAAAGAAGCGGGGCAAGATGCCCTCTTAGAGGCTATTAAATATCGTAAAGAATTGTATAAGGAGTAGAACTATGAAAGCCATAATGGGTATTAACGTTAGAAGTAAAGCAGATGGTAATTACGTGGGCCACGGCGGGTATTGTGTGTTGGAATTACCCTGGTCAACTTTCGAGCCGTTAAATTGTGACCCTTATACAGGATATGAGATTGTGCGCATGGCAGTTGAAGAGTTCCGGGAAGATATCGCTAATAAGAAAGCAATTGCTTTATATGTTGACCCATTTGATGTTGAACTCGGGGCGGTACTGGTTAATATAGAAAGATTTGCCGCAATCGGCATCGAGGTTTGTCAGATACTGACTGATACAGATTTTCGTAAAGAATATCATGGCCGTTTAGAACAAAAGCAGATAAAGCGTCAAGCAATTTTCAAAGCAAAAAATCGAAAGGAGGATAAATAATGCAAAAGAAATGTAGAAGATGCGGTGACAAATTCACGGTAAGAACACACGAGGATTATTGTCCTGAGTGTGAAAAAGATATGACACCTCCTGGCGCAGGCGCTAGTAAAGAGCTAACTTGTGAGGAATGTGGCACAGCCTTTATCCACAAAAAGGAAAAGGCGCAAGGCCGTTGGCCTAAATATTGTCCGGAGTGTCTTCCTAAATATTCTAAGGTACCTAAGAAGAAAGAAGAGGTAGTAAAGATAGAGGAAGAGCCTGGTAAGAATACAGAAGAAACACATATCGAAGACAGTAAAAAGTTAACTGTCTACACGCCTATTATCAAGCGAGTAGATGAGCAGCGCGTCCGTATCGAACATGATGCCGTGAATCACCCTTCACACTACACGCGCGGTAAGATTGAGGTTATCGATTTTATCGAGGATCAACAGCTTCCATATCATCTAGGAAATGTTATCAAGTACATCGCACGAGCAGGACACAAGGGTGATAAACTTGAAGACCTACAAAAAGCAAGATGGTATTTGGATAGATACATCAATGAGGTGATGGGGAATGAAACGCTTTAAACGAGGCGATTGTGTATTAGTATCAAATGATAACAAACATTGGTTTCATAGACATTTCTTTTGTGTAGATGATGGATTTATGGGAACTGGTAAAGGGGTTGTATATGCAGATGGAAAAAGTCCCTGGACGGTGAGTCGTAAACATGAAGACCAATATAAGCTATACGAAAGGTGGAACTACTGTAAAGGGGCAGATGAATGACTGATAAAGAATACATGCTTCAGATATTACGAATTGATGACCGGATTGACTCTATCAAACGTGATATCGATGCACAGATAGATCGTAAGGCCGACACATTATCTGCCACGGACTATAGCAAGGATAGAATATCCGGTGGAAGTTGTAGTGACTTATCTGGTATCGTGGCAGGCATCGAACAGTGTGTTGAGCAGCAACGTAAAGAGATTGAGCGTCTTAAGAGTATTAAGGCTGAAGTTCGTTGGGTGATTAGTCAGGTACGTCCAAATGAGCTGGCAGTTCTTTTGACCGAAAGGTATGTACAAGGAAGAAGTTGGAAAGACTTAGCAAATATCTTATACTACAGCGAAGCAAGAGTAAGAGGCGAGCTACACGATAGAGCATTAGCTGAAGTAGGGAATATACGCAATAGGTTAAAAAAGCGTTGACGATACAAAACGATACAAAACAGTACATCGACATGTGGTATACTGTAAGTGTGAAAGTTGGGAAACTTCACAGGAAATGAATAGCAAAGGACGCCAAATGTACTTGGCGTCCTTTTACGTTATGCGGGTTTAATCAATATCATCATAGGGGTACCAACTCTTTAGGCAAATATGTTCCTTCAAAATTATTCGGGGCTATAAAAAAAATCGCGACGTTTCAAAATAATGTTTCTCATAACAAAAGATACTTAAACTACACAAACAAAAACAATCCTACATACTTAACTATGACGACTCTCCTGTGGTGATATTGATTAAGCCCGCATCCAATAGAATTAATGAACATTAACTATACTTTAACTGCCAGTAGAAAGGAGCAAATAGCATGACAAATATTACTTGTCACGTTAAAGATTGTTTAAATAACAAACATAATAAGTGTACTGCTAATGCTGTTGTTCTTGGCAGTAAAGGTAACTGTAAAGCCAAAGTCTTTGCTAAAGATGTGATGAAACATTCACGCAAACAGCACTGGAGTGGAGGCATGTATGGGGGCTAGTACGCAGTCTAACCCTGGGGCCATTAAGGT